GAAAACATTTTAAAAAACAATTTCACTTTATCCATTGCGGTTGGGTCATCAGATACAACTGCCCAGGCCAAAATTGCGATGGGCGCTGAGAGAATTATCAAAACCGCCTCATCTTTCCAGTCCGATTGTCTAGCTTCTAAAAGTTTTCCTTGGTAAGCTTCCTGGCCTTGAGCCATTTTTTGTGCATGCATAAGCTGTGCATCAGACATTGCCATTTTTGTTCTCTGCTTGTTGGCATAAATTTTACTGCCAGCAGAAACCGCTAATTTTATTGCCGATAACCACATAATTAAAACGCTTTTGATTTTCTTCTTTTTTCTGGAAGCACTGAACCTTGTCCTTGGACTTCTAACTCAGGTCCACCAGTACCAATTTGATTATAAGCAGCATTGTAAGTTGTTTTTGAACGTGGATCGATCTGGATCTCTTGTTTACCAACTTTTGCTTCTTTAATTTTATTTAGTTTTTCCATTTTTACTCCTTTTTTGTTTTACGCCTGCTTCTCGCAAAGCAATAGCGATCGCTTGTTTTCTATTTTTAACTTTTTTATCAGATTTTCCAATAGAAAGCTTCTTTTTTTTAAACTCTCTCATCACTTTTGCAATTTTTTGGTCTTGTTTTTTAGTTTGAGTCATTTTTTCCTCTAATAATTGCAACATTACCCATCATATCGTCTGCTTTTGGTAATGTTTTAGATAAAATAGTCTTTTCAATCGACGTATTAGCTCTTAGTTTTGCTAATTCTTCGTTTTGTTCTAATTTTTCGTCTTGATTTTCTTGGTTCATCATCGTTCTCATACGATCAAGACTCATTCTATCTTCACCTTCTTTTTCTTTTCTTGCATTTTCCATTGCTCTAAGATCTAATTCTCTGGCTCTTAGTTTTGCAACTGGATCATTACCAAAATCACCACTAATTTTCTTTTCTTGTTGTAAAAACTCTTCCATCATTTCAGCAATCAACACAGCTTTTCTAGATTCCATCTTTTCAGACAACATCCTAATTTGAATCTGTGTTTGTTGTGCTATTTGTGGATTAGCTTGTGCGGCTTGTTGCATTTGTGTAAGTTGTAGCATTTCATCTCTGAACTCAATTTCAGTTTGTTCTTGAGCCATTAATGAAATGTGTTCAAAAATATTTTTTTCTAAACTTGCTGTAACCATTGGATTATTTTTTGCAATATTTGTTGCCATAAAATTTAAATGCGCAGTAATATGTGCTCTATGATCTTGACCAGGAAACGCTTGGAATGGTCTCCCTGCAAGAGCATCAATGTGCTCTAATGCAGGGTCCTTTGGTACAGGGGGTTGTGGTCGAATAAGTATTTTATCAATGTCCTTTACACCCAATGCTTCATACATATTTCTGTAAACTTCATACTGATTGTGAATTTGTGGATTCGATGATGCCAGTTGAAGTTCCGTTTGCGCAAGGGAGATACGCTGTGTTTGTGAAAAAATGTTCGGATCGGCAACTGGCAAGATGTCGACTCTATCATCAAAGTCTGTTTGTTTAATCATTCTTTGACCGCCTACCACATCATAGGGGTATTCTTGTGGTAGATAAAGTTTGAAAACTCTAGCTAGTAATCTAAATTCATTTTTAAGTGCTGCATAAATTCTTTTATGAATTGCAGACATGGTTCTGCTTCCTCTTTCTAAGAGCGCAACTGTCGTTCCCACTGCAGCGCTTTGATTCCCATCACCTATCTGCAAGTCCGCTATAGATGCAAAGCGTTGACCTGCGTTTACAACGACACCCAATAAATTTAAGAGAGTTTGTGATGGTTCTTTAAATGGTAACATCATAAATGCATCACGGATATTTCCACCAGGTGCATCAACGTCTCTAAATTCACCTGGTTGAATTGACTGTGCGTCATCTCTAATTCTGATTCCTCGTTGTTTAAAACCTGCAGGTAAATTTGATAATGTTCCTGCGTCTAGAAGTTGTCGTAAGGCAGCAGTTGCTGTTCTTGATAATCCACCGATCATGTGGATTAAACCAAAACCATAAAAACCAAGACCTGGTAAAAATTTAAAATGCACAAAGTATTGTATTTTATTTTTCTTTTGATCACCTATCTCATAGTTTCTTTTAATAGATAAAATTTCTCTTGAGTTTTCTTCAATGGTCACAATATACGGAAGTTTAATTCCTGTTGGTTCACCCTCGGTGTCAACATCTTCAAAACCTTCTAAATCTAAATTAATGTGATATTCTAAAAGAGTGAACACGTCGTCATCTCTTGATGATTTTGTTCGACCATCAAGTTCATTTTCTTTTTGTTGTAGTTCGTCTTCTCGAAGCTGTCCTGGTTTTAAATCTATGTCTCTATAAAATCCTGCAACTTGTTGTTTTCTTAGTTCATTTTCTGAAATTCTAATTCGATGAATAATAGCCTCTGCATCATCTAAACTGGTTGCTGTGTAAGGTACAATTAGATCGTCTGCGGGTACAAACTTTGATACCGCTCTTCCTTCAACTTCATCGTAGTAAACTTTTTTAAATGTTGAACCACTTAAAGGTAAATAAAAAAGCATTTGATCAAACTCAGGTTCATACTCTTTCATCTGATCCATGATTTGATAATTCATAAAATCTTTTACACGAGTTGATTGTTGTTCTTTATCTGGTGTTGGTATACCAAGAATTTGTGTTCGAACAGGTCCGTTGGATGGTAGTAATTCTTTGTACGCCAAAGCTTGAAACTGAGTCACGGCTTCTGCTAATACAGGGTGAGTTGCACCTGACGCACCTGAGAAAGGTTCTGTGCGATTGTCATATTTAAATCCTAATAAATCTAATCCTTCACGATAACTTTTCTCCCAATCTTTTCTTGATGATTTGTAATCTGTGTAATTTCCATAAAGTTGGGAACCAAGTGTTCCTAAAATATCATCTGGAAGATGTTCTGCTAAATTTGAATAATGATTTTCTCCGCCTTCAATTGAAGCCGTTGCTGGATCGTAACTAATATCAACGGATCCATCTTCATTTTCTTGCACATCTACAAGAGGATTTTCTGCAACTTCTTGTTGCTCTTCAACTTGTTCAACAAGTTGTTCTTCTTCAGATGGAATTGTTATTTCTTGCTCTACGTTTGGTAGAGTTTTGTCTATTGCCATTTGCGTTCTCCAATTTTATTGTTTTAACAGTATTATAGTTATATTCAACCCCCTGCGGTTGTGGCCCTGACTTTGGTGGGGGTCCTGATTTTTTGCCAAGTGTTATTTTAGTCAATGTCAATTACGTCCTCTAAAATTTTGGGTAAATCATCATATCCTCCAGCAACCTCATCAACTATGTCTTTATAGCCACCATATGGATTTGGGTAACGAATTTGAGAGTGTTCAAAATACTCATCGGGTGGGGTTTTTCCTTTTGTTACTTCATCAGGAATACCTTTTCTAACACCCATTACAGATGGATTACCTGTGTCAGATGAAAATTCAATTCTTACTTCTTCTGGACCTTCTTCTACCGTTACGAATTCTTTAGTTTTTGAATTACGATATGTATATACATCATCCTCTTTTAAAATGCCTGTTTTATATTTTTCTTTTTTTCCAAATTGTTTTACAGCCTCTACTACTTTATAAAAAAAATCAGGCATCCCCTCTTCTTTTAAATATTGTGGAACTTCAGTTACTTTTTGTGCAATCTTTGAAGCTGGTTTTATAAACTTACTCAAGATAGGTAGTGAAGCCAAACCACCCATTAATTTTATAAAACTTCGTCGGTCCATTCCACCCTTTTTAAAACCCACTCTTCCACCGGATGCAAAAGCTGCTTCACTCATCAAAGAATCAAGTTCTTGTTGTGATAAAAAATTTTGTTTTTCTTCTTCAGACATTGCATCAATAGCTTCTTTTGTTTTCATAGCCTCTTGATAGGTGAAAAGTCCAGCCTCACCTGCTAATGATAATAATCCAAGCGGTGTTGCAACTCTTGCTGCAGTTGTTGCCAATCTTGCAGGCAAGCCTAAATTTAAAATACCTTGTGTTGCACGTCTTAACAACGGATTTGATGCAGGAATTTTTCTTGCAAGTCTTTGACTTTCCCTAACTAAAGGTTTTGCAAAAAGAGCTTCAACCTCAAAACCAAGTCTGTCTCCTCGTTTTGATAAATCGTAACCTTCCTCAGGACTAAGGCCATAAGTGAGTAGTCCTATTCCAAACGGAGTTCCAACACCTCGTGCAATCGTTCCTGCAGCTTTACCATAAATACTTCTACCTTTTTTAGTTGCAAGTGGTGCGATTGCAGTGGCGACTGCACCCGTTTCTAAAAAATCACCAACTTTTAAATTCCAAGTGTCTGGATCGCCATACTCAACATCACTATCTAAATTATAACCTATCTGTTCCGATGTAAAATCATCTTCTTCTGCAGAAGCTACTGTGCTTGCACCAACTGCTCCTGTTGTTCCTGCAGCGCCTTTTTTTAATTTTTCTTTTTTTAAACTTCTATCTGCAAACTTAACAAAACGAGTTATGTTTTCTTCTGCAGTTAATTTTCTTGGAATACCTCCCTCTCCTCTAGGAGCTTGTAATCCAAGTTTTTTAAAATCAACACCTTTTGCTCTTGCAGCTTGATTTGCAAAAGCAAGTTGTGGCTCTAAATTTCTTAATGGGTTAACAGCAACTCCATCTACATGACCAAGTTGAACCGATGCACTTTCACGTCCTCTTTTTATTTTTTTTAATGCATCATTTAAAGTTCCATCTCCATATCTTTTACTTTTTATTTTTCTAACATCTTTAAAAGTTTGAACATATTCTTGAAATCTAGGATCATTTTGTTTTATGTATTTTATAATTTTACCTTTATCTAAGGTTTCACCTGCCTCTGCATCAAATATTTTTAATTGATTATAACTTTTTGAATCTTCAATAATTTGAAACAAAGAGCCTTTGTTTTTATTTGATACAGCATAACGTCGAAGATCTCTAAGAATAAATTCCTCTACACCTCTGGGCTGCGGTAAGTCTGGTCTTGCTTTTGCAACCACGTTTCCCTCTTTAGCATCTGAATATGTTATTTTTTTTAAATTTTCTTTTGTTTCTCCTTTTTGTTTAGTAACGGATTGCGTAATTGAATTTCTTGTGGGAATCATTTCTTTATATTTAGTATTTTTATTTAAATATTTATTTAAATTTCTTTTACCAATTTTTGGTAGTCCTGTTTTTTCTAATATTTCTTTATTAATAAGGTCTGGTCTTAAATCATTAATTGGTCTTTTATTAGTGTAAAAATCATCAACGGTTTCATCAACAAGTTTTTGAACTCTTTTCTGAACAGGTCCTCTGCTCTTCTGACCAAGTTTTGTAACATCATCTAAAACTCCTGCAGCTTTCAACATATAAAAATTTTTCTTTCCACCTGTAAATTGTAATAAATCTTCATGAAAAATTTCTTCTCTTGCAGCTTTTTTTGCTGCAACAAAATCTTTAATTTTTTGTATTGATTCTTTAAATGATTCTTGTGTAGGCCTTTGAACAAGTCTTTTAAAAAGTTGTGTCTTACTCATGGGTTATAACCCCATTAAATAAGCAAGACCACCAGACGCTTGTAAGGTTCTACCTTTTGCTTCTTTCATTGCACCTTTAGTTCGATCGAGTAGTCCTAAATAATTAAACGCTCTGTCATACAAATTCATTTGTTCAGTATAACCTAATGCATTGTAATCTCTGCCTTGCATTTCTGCAACTTGTTCTGCAATTTCTTGTGCATCTACTTTATTGTCACCTGTACGTCTTCCAAACATTTGATCGTGTGCTAAAAATTCTTGTTTAAATTTTGCTTTAAAAGGCTCTGGTACTTCTAAAATTTCATCGGCTTGCAAGGCGGGTGCTTCTACGTCACTAAAAATATGAGCTTGAGTTTGATCGTTGATTTTTTCAACATCAGCGTCAGATAAATTTTTATACTTACCTTGTTTACCAATAACTTTATTCATTTCCTTCATTGCATCCATTGAACTTAAACTTTTAATTTGATTAACAATTCGACTCACTAAATCTAAAACAAGTTTACCTTTTGCAAAACCTACACGGCCACCTGTTGCAAATTCTGGAGTTTCTGGAGGGTCATCGGTATCAAAACCTTTTTTTATAATTTCTTCAAATTCTTCTTTTGTATAAGATTCTTGGGGTCTTCCAGCCTTAGGTTCAAAAGTAAATTTTTTAGTTGCAGCGTCTGCAGATTCGGTTGACGTTCTCATTTGATAAAAATCAGGAATCATAGAATCTAGTTGTTCTAATGCATCTTCGCCATAATATTTTCTCCAAATATCTAATGGATCATTTACCGATGAATACTCAAGCACAACATCCATTTCTTCTTTTGGTATTTGAAGTTTTCCAGATTTAATATCTCTATCCATAATTTCTCTGGCTGTTGCTCTAACTAATCCTTCGTCTTGCATTTTAGACATTTGGATTTGTGATTGTGCTAAATCATCTATACCTTTTTTAAGTTGATCTTCCATGTCAAATTCTTTTGCAAGATCTTTTCCTTCTTTTGCAATCTGTTTAGTTTTTAGTGCAACACGGCCTAATGGTGAATTTGGATCTATACCTGAAGGGATTCCTAAATCAGTCTCTAGCTGCTCGATGCCAGATTTAGGTACTTTAGTTTTTGTTTGAAAATCAAACACCTCAGCTTTAGGTGGATTTGTTTTATCGTAGTATCGTTGAAGATTGCCTTTGAACGTAAGTAACTCTTGGTCATTCATTTTAGGAACGTCTGGAATAAGTTTTTCTGCTCTATCTCTGAATACTTCTAACTGCTCGTCGTTCGCTTTAGCGATATTAAGGTCATTTTTAATGACTCGCTTGATTTCAGAATCAGGTAACGTGATGACGTTAGTTCTTGTTCCTATGGTTTTGGATAATGCGTTCTTGCCAAATATTTTGGTTATTAAATCTATAACTGTTTCTAAAATTACTTTTTTCGACATTAATCACTTTTCCATTAATTGAGGGTTTTACCCAAACTAGATTAATAGTATGTTTTAGGGGTTTGTTCAACAGTTTCTTCCACATAGTCTTCAGGGTGTTCAAGAAAGCCTCCTTGTCTAAATCGCAT